AGCCTGCAAGCCATTGGACCAGTTGGCGTGAGTCGCCTAGCGTCTTCGATCCGACATCACCGTCGTACACTTTGCCGGGCGTGCGGACCTCGACGTGGTAGAGCCGTGTCTCGTCTGGCATTTCGAAGATTCCGATCGCGCGTAGGTCTGCGTCGAGCCAAGGAGCTAACGCGATCTGAAAGCCGCCGTCTGAGTCTCGTTCGCGGATCTGTGTGAGGATGCGTGTATCTCCACTCATCAGATAGCCGGAGGCTTCTGTACATTGCCCGATGCGCCAGTCCCCGCCCTCGCCCTCTGGAGCGTCCTCTGGTGCGGCTTTGCCGACCTTCGCTTGCTCCGCACCCCAGATTGATCGTATTAGCTTCTCGATCTCCTTGTCTTCAAGTCCGACGCTTTGCCCGAGCCCGCGCACGGTCTCTTCGAACGCGTCCTGGTGCTTGAGTTCGACGGCGTAGTGACCTGCAACTCGCGCCAACCAATTATTTCGCGTACCTTCCTCCGGCGGGTTCGCTAGCAGGTGTGAGAGGAGCGAGGACGGCCCGCTCTGCTTGTCCTCAGCCTTCTTCTCGCCGGCCCACAGCTCCTCTGGAGCGTCTTGTATGGCGCCAGGGCCGCGGCCTTGCCCCCAGCGGTACACACGTCCTCCACTGTGTATTGAAGGAGGGGCGATGACTCCGCCGGCCTCGGCCCGGATATCCCACTTGCCGCTGGCACCGCCGGGGGAAGATCGCCCTTTGTGGATCTCACCCTCAGCTAAGCGAAAGTAATAGTGTTTCCCGCGGCCGGTCGCTACACAGGTTGTTTCATAGAGTACGTCTCCGAGTCGCTCGTGCCAGTAGATCTCCGCTTGCTTGTCGTCACAGTCGAGCACCGCGAGGCGACTGATTGCCCCGGTGATGATGAAAAGGTTACGGTCCTTCGCAAACGCCTCCTTTAGCTCGGCAGGAGTAGCGGGCTCGGTTTGCGCGGACTTCCAACTTCCTAGCGGCGACTTGCCGGCGAGCGGTGCGGCCACGACACGCCAGCCGAGAGCATCTAGAGCAAGCGCATCTTTGAGTTTCGCCATCGTTAGGTTCTAGTAAAGAGGGTTGGGCGCCAGGCCACTACTGGTCTTTGATATGCACGCTCGGCGGGCGTCGAGGGGACCGGGGAGAGGACTCGACGCTGCGGCAGCCCATGTCATACGCGGCAACTGTGTGTCAGGTTGCACGCCCTGACTCGTTCACACAGTATTTCTTGTATCCTCTTGAGGCTCTCACGTACCGTCCTCGGACCGCGTCTATCTCTTTTGGTTTAGAACAAATCGTCCTCCACTGATGTTGCCTCAGCCTCGGGAGCCTCGAATGACTCGTCAGCCGGCGACACGCGGTCAATCTGGTTGGACGCCTCGCCCTTACGTGAGCCCTCCTGGATCGTGCGCGTGGACACTACCAGCCGCACTACCTGACCGCACAGCTCATCCGTGTCGGTGTCGTTGTCTACACCAAACGCGTCGAACATCTCCTTGAGCTTGAAGGCCGCCGCCTCAGCGAGTGATGTGTTCGTCCACAGGCGCCGGTTCACGTATGGCTCCTCTACGACCTCGAAACACCACTTCCAATAATGCGAGCCAGACGGCCCGGGGTTCTCGCTGACCTCTACGTCTCTTAGACGAGCGTGGTAAACACCGTCGTCTAGCGGCTCGAAGCTACCGGAAGCGTCTGCTGTCTCTTTCGCCTGCTTTTTTGTGAGTCTGGGCATGTTTACTTGTCCTCCTGTGTTGTGTTTTTCTTTTGTTCACTGATTTGTTCTTGGGCAGTTTGCATGATGGGATCGGTCTTGGCCGTTAACGCCTCCTCAGCGTAGGCGATCACTCGATCAAACGATGGATTGACTACCGTTCTTGGCATTACCCCTTCCCGGTCTTTCCCACGGTACTTCCCGAGAGGTTTGAACAGACCACGGAACTGTTCGTGCTCACCGACAGCCTCTAGGGTGGTGTGAGCGACGAGATCGAACCAGCCATATGTATCCTTCATGAGACCAGGCGGGATCGACGGTCGGTATGTGACTGCGCCGTCGTCGTCCTGGTCACGTCGCTCCAGCGCGCTAGCACCGAAGTGACAAGGCAGATCCATCGCTTTCCGTGTCAGCTTACGTAGCTGATCGTTCGCGTCGCCGTAGTCGTTGCGCGGGTCTCGCTTCTTGCCGGTACGGGATTCCCACTCTTCTCCGGCGACCTTAGCGTGTTCTAGGAGCACGTTGTATATCTGTGTCATTGAGTCCCACAGGTAGCCGACGTACGCGGTCGGGTCTGCGTGCAGGGCCTCACGCACACGAAGCCACTCGGATGTAAGCGACTCGTATGTGATCTCTTCGTCACCGACAGGGAAGACCTCGATGTTCTCGACGGCGATACCAATGCGTTGTAGCGCGCGTCGTTTTACTCCCTTCTCGGCGTTTACTATCAGCACTCGCCCGTTGTTCGCTAGCGAGCACAGGTGCGATGTCTTGCCGGTTCCGCCGTCCCCGTAATAGAGAACATGGAGCGGCTCATTGTCGCTTTCCTGTAGGACGCGAGTACTCGGTTTAGCGGCTGCCATCCGGTCCTCCTTATTCAATTGTTCTTTTTATTTTAGGTGTGTTCCGTGGGCTGCTGACGCCAAGCTGTCATGTACGCCAGCACCGCACGGGTCGCTCAGTAGGATGCTCAGCAAGTTGCTGGTTGCCCTCTAGAGCACGCTTAGAGTATACACGGTCCTCTACGTCTATGTTAACGCTCGCCCAGCGTCGCGCAGCGCTGCTTTCTCGCGGTCGTACCAGTCTTCGGGGTGAGTGTCTGCGTAGCCGGCGTTCGATACGAGCTTGAGGTGAGGTGCGACCGGCTCGACGCCTTCGATCCCTGCGAGTTTCATATCGAGCCGTGCATGTGCGCGGCCGAACGTGCTCCCGTCGATCATGAGCTTGCCGTAGTTCATCAGTAGACCTTTCCATCGGGACTAGATACGAGGCAATCTATTCACGTCTCCGGTCGCTCGGTGTCCTCACGGGCAGCGAGAGCGGCCCGGTACTCAGTGTTCTCGACCTCCAGTGCGTTGCGTTCCGTCTCTGCCATCCACGGACCCACGAACACGTCACGCAACCGTCGAAGTCGTCTGGATCGCGCCTTACGCTCTTGACCGTTCATCACAGCACCCTGTCGATGTCTTCGAGGACCCGATTCCTAGACCGGAGTGGTAGGAAGGGGTTCTCAATCAAATGCAGCGCACCGCTCAACGCACGTTTCAACTCGATGACTTCTCCCCGCCATCCTTTTTCATCCAAACGGAGCTCTTTCATTTCGCGCTGAAGCTTCTTACAATGTGCATCGCAGCGGCGTAGTTCGTCTAGTACGGCTTGAGTACCCATCCTGGTTCCTTTCGTTTTAGTTTTGTATTGGCCGCGGCAGGATTCGATCCCGCTGCTCACGCACACGCGGCCAGTGAAGCTACACCTTCTCGGGAACGTTCCCATCCCGGGCTGCTTTCGCGCGCCGGACGGCGTTATTAGCGACACCGGAGTTCGCCCAACCGAAGTGATCGGCAATCTCCTGGAACTTCTTACCTGCCTCGCGCATCGCAAGCGCCTCGATCCGCTTAGCAAAACGCTCGGCCTTCACAACCTCAGACTTGACGGTTGCCGTCAGCGCAGCATTTGGCTGGTGACTAGGAAGCGGAGCAGCTGTCTTGGTGCCTTGGCCTTCATCAGCCCTCTTAGGTGCTTTCGGTGTGGCTGCCTTCTTAGCCTTCGGTGCAGTGGTCTTCTTAGGTGCTTTCGTTGCAGTGCTCATGCGGCCTCCTTGTTTTGATTTCAAGATTTCGTTGATGTGAATGGTACGTGATTGCCCGCACTCTCTACTTGGGTCTAGCTTCTTGTGGCTTCGCCCGGTCAGTGCGAACAGCTTGAGAATACCAGATTCCTCGTCGTAGGAGCGAATTGAGGTGACGGTTATGTCTTCGACCCAGAAGACTGAGCCTACCTGCCGGCGCAGCTTCAGTACGTATCCGCACATGCGGTCTTGGCGTTCCTCCAGAGTAAGGCCGGGCTCGAATGGATCTAGGCGGCGTGCCATCACGAGCTTTCGTCGAAGGTCTGGCAGCAGTGATGTCGATGATGCGGTGCCTTGTGTGCTCGGTAGGGTGTCCCGATACCCCCTACGGCGAGCACGACGACTAGGAACAGGGAGGTCATCTCGTTCTCCTCGTCAGTGCAGCAACAGCGCCCTCTTCGGTCGTGTGTTCACTGAGCACCTCGAAGGTCTCATCGGGCCGATTGCGACGCACTTGCCACGGAGGAACAAGCTCAGGGTTCTCACTGCGGCGTACGTACGTAGCACTCTCGTTCACGCTGTACGGGACACCGCCGAAAAGGACCGTGTCACTGAAACGGCGATCGGCCGGACGCTTACGATTGCCTCCGGCGTAACGCCCAGCCTCCGCGCGACGCTCTGCCTTGCGACGCTCAACGGTCATCATCGTCCCTGACCTTCCGCGTCGTCTAGGTCGCTTTCGTTGGGGAAGTCCTCGGGCTTGTGATCCAGACGCTCAAGCATATCGAGCGTGCGGAAGGTTAGGTGGACACGCGCTTGTTCCTCTGCGATCTCGCGGTCGAGGGCGGCGATCGCGTCGAGCCTTGGCTGTGCTTCACGCTTCATGTGCGAGTCCAGGGCGCGGCGGTTACGGAAGGCGGCAAGCTGCCGGTCGGCCTGCTCGATGAGAGTCTCGCTCGCCTCACACCGGCAAACGTCCTTGGCCCAGCTGCACCGTCCGCACATGGTCGTGCTGTTCTTTACGTAGTCGCTTGCTACCGTGAAGTTCTTTAGAGCGTTCATGCTGTCCTCGGTTCCTTTGTTGGTGTTCATAGTCCTAGTATCGGTCATCCTTGCCCGGAAGTCAAGGGTAGAAGGAGAAGTTGGACGAATGTTCTACTCCACCCAGAACTCAGGGTGCGTGAGCGGGTCCGGGCGCCCGTAGGGATCTGCGCCGGCGCCTGGCGGTTCATCGTCTGGGTCTGTTGCTGGGAGTAGATTACCTAGTTCGTCCCATGTGTAGTTGGTTTCTTCGTTGTCGTCGTCCCAGCGCACAACCCCGCCGCTGGTGGGGTCCGCGAAGGTGACGCGGCCGCCGCAGCCGTCGTCGCCTCGGACGCGGTCTCCGACGCTGTATTCGTAAGAGGTCATCCTTGGTCTCGCGTACCGTCTGCGTAGATGGGGTATCCACTTAGATGGCCCGATCTGTGGTACAATCCAACTACAGAACGCAAAGCGCCCCCGCACCGCTGGAACGGCCGGGGGCCTGACACCAGGAGGTTCCCCCGATGCAAGCCAAGCCTACAAGCAAGCCCCGGAGCGTCGAGCAAATCGAGTCGGAGATCATCGCCTTCTACCAGGAGTCCCTGCAGGCCGGAGATGACGTGCATGTCGCCGTAGCCCGCACCGCGATCAAGTTCGAGATGCACTGGGCCACTATCAAGATGGTGGTGGGAGCATGAGCAGTGCTGACGAAGTAGCGCGTATCGCTGCAGGGCGCCGCAAGGGCAAGCTGAAGCAGATCGAGATCGGTCTACGCAAGCGCAGCGAGCATCCGTCGCAGCACATGATTATCAGCTCCGACGGCACGGTGTTCTGGCCGGGCGAGACGGAAGAGGCGTTGTCCTGCGAGCTGATGCTAGAGCCGCTGCAGAGCGCGGAGGTTCACCAGTGGACTGCCGTAGAGGTGCTCGACGCGATTGACCGTAAGCGGGCTAAGCCGATGACAGGACTGCCGCTGGCTATTCGTATCGCCAAGGGTGGCGCGCTGAGCACCGATAGCTCCTCCCAGCGCGAGGCGTTCCGGTTGGGTCTCGAACGCGCCTGCATTGGCTTCGGCGAGTTCGACGGCGCGTGCGGAGATCCCTCAGACTTTACGCTCAACCCTTCCGGCCTGTGGTGCACACGCTGCGAGAGGCTGCGCCGAGAGACCATCACTCGCAGCCTAGAACAGATCAAGGCCGACTTCGAGAGGAAAGGGTCATGAGCTTCGGAGATCGCATCGAGACACGCAGCGAGTTTGAAGCAGCCGAGCTGGACCGTGAGAACCGCGTAGCCGACAGGCTGGCGACGAACGCGCCGGAGCTGGACTGGATCGCCGCCACGGAGATCCAGCGCCTAGCGGAAGAGGACCCGCACGCCTACCCTCGCGGCACGGCCCCAGCAATGGCACACCTGATCGAACGGGATCGTCAACGGTTCGGCTATGGTTCCAAGGAGCGGTCATGAGCTGGGACGGAGGGAAGAACGTTCAGACACGCGCCGAACTAGAAGAGGCCGAGCAGTGCACCTGCGGCCACACGCGTGTGGCCCACGAGGACAACGTGGGGTTCTGCTGGGACTGCGACGCCTGGGTCTCCGCGGCTTGTTGTCAGAAGTTCGTCAAGCGTACCCTCAAGGACGGTCCCGTCGCTCCGCTCATGACGCCTGCTGCTAGCGTGCGGCGATGGACGGTGCAATCGCTACCACGCGTTGACTTGGCGCGACCGGAGCAACAGCTCACCGGCGGCATAATCCTCAGCGGTCCCGAGGTCAGCAGCGGGACCGAAGTGGTAGATGCGGTGGCCTACGATGCGCTCGCCGTGTGGGCGTGGGAGCTGGCCGAGATGCTTCACCGCCGAGAAGTGGCACGCGGCTATGCAGAGTCGGTCCACTCCGATCCCTTTGACCAGTGCGGCGCACGGCTCTGCCGGGAAACCCGCTCTCAGTGTGAGGCGACATGACGCCTGCTGCGAGCGCGGACTACCCGCGCACCTTCAAGGACTTCATCGAGCGATTCGATAGCGAGGACGCCTGTCTCGCCTACGTGGAGCGGATCAGGTGGCCTAACGGCTTCGTGTGCCCGCATTGCGGTGTGATTGACGAGCCGTGGCGGATGAAGGGCGGCACGCTGCGTTGCAAGGCGTGTCGCAAGCGCACGTCGATCACGTCCGGGACGATCTTCGACAAGACGCGCTACCCGATGCGGACGTGGTTCCACGTCATCTGGCACGTCTGCGGGCAGAAGAACGGCGTCTCGGCACTCGGCCTCAAGCGCGAGCTTGGCCTCGGTAGCTACCAAACCGCGTGGGCGTGGATGCACAAGCTGCGCCGCGCGATGGTGCGGCCTGACCGGGACATGATCGGCGGTCCCGGCGTGGTCGTAGAGGTCGATGAGACGTTCGTCGGCGGCCTCAAGACCAAGAAGGCAGGCGGACGCTCCCCAGCAGGCAAGGCCATCGTGGTCATCGCCGTGGAGGCGCACGAGCGCGGCGCTGGCCGCGTGCGGCTCGGCCGCGTCAAGGACACGACCGCCGAAACGCTGATCGACTACGTGCTCGCCAACGTCAAGCGCGGCTCGATTATCCACACAGACGGCCTGACGAGCTACAACGACATCGGCAAGTACCAGTACACGCACGTCGTCACGAACATGAGCGACCGCGATACGCCTGCCGCGCACGTCGCCATGCCGCACGCTCACCGCGTCGCCAGCCTGCTCAAGCGGTGGCTGCTCGGAACGCACCAGGGCGGCATGTCGCGCGAGCAGCTCGACTACTACCTCGACGAGTACGTGTTCCGCTTCAACCGCCGCGCAAGCCGTTCGCGCGGGCTGCTGTTCTACCGGCTGATCGAGCAGGGCGTCGTGACCGACCCGCACCCGTACAAGGCGCTGCTGACGCCGCAGATGACGATGAAGCTCAAGGATCATCGGGGAACCTAAATGGGCCATCTAAGTGGATACCCCATCTGCGTAGACCGGGTCGATGACTGCGTACCCGACGGGGTTCTTACTTCCGCCCATCTCCTCGCGGACCTTGTAGGCGCACTCTAGCGCTTCCGTGTAGCTGTTGCTGTAGTGCCCCTCAGCGAGACCGGCGCGCTCGTAGTTCAGGAAGTCGCCGGCAACGTCGAAGCGCTCTACGTCCTCGTGAGACGTGCTGTCAAAGTAGGTGCGGCGGACTATGTAGGCGATGGTTTGCATGTTGACCCCGGTTCCTTTGGTTGTGTGCTCCATATGAACAGTATCGGCTATCCATGCCTGCTTGTCAAGGGCTTTGGACGAATGTTCTAGTCGACCAGTTCGCGTAGCTCCGCGAGCCCGAGTGCCTTCATCTGCTGATCTTGCTTGCCTGCCAGCACCTTCAAGACTCGCTCGTCAACGCTACCGCGCGTCACGAGGTCGATCGAGGTCACGGGCTTATCCTGGCCGATGCGGTGGATACGTCGGATCACTTGCTCATTGCGACTCGGGCGCCACGAACGCTCGACTTTGATGACCTGATCGGCAGCATTCAGGGTCAATCCCTCAGAGATCGTATCGATCGTGGCGCAGAGCACCTCCACCTTCCCCGCCTGGAAAGCTCTTACATTCTCCCCTCTCATCTTCTTGCTAGTTCCCCCATGCACGATGACCACGGTCTTGCCGGCGGCAGCAGCACGATCCGCGCACGCCTCAACGCTCTTTCGGAAGTGCGCCACGACCAGGGTCGGTGCAGGTCTGTCCGTGAGTAGCGTTTGAAGCGCGTCGAGCTTACCTGACCCGTTTGCGTTCGGATCAATAACTTCGAGGCCAGTCGCACACATCGCTAGCTTCACCAACTGCGCCGCCGTTGACCAGGCGGCGATCTCCTCACCTGACTCAAGCCAAGTCACAAAATCCTTCTTCAGCTCACGGTATGCTTTCTTCTGTGCAGGGACCATAGCGACTCGGATCGTCTGCTGTGTCAACGGAGGCAAATCGAGGCAGTCATCGCGCAAGCGTAGGAGCATTCGATCTTTCCAGTTCTCAGCTATGAACGCCTCCCAGGTTCGATCTTTACGCAGCTCTCCGACTACGTGCGACGAGATGACTACACCGCCGCGACCGTACTGCTCCCCGATATCGAACCAGGCTTCAACCCACCGCCAATAGGACCCGAGCCTCTTGCCGGGTCGAGCCTCCTTGGGGTAGAGGAGTTGAAGCAGGGTAAACGCCTCGTGCGCCCAGTTTGGTAGAGGTGTGCCGGTGAGCAGAAAGGTGCGCTCGGCGCGTATTTGTTTGGCGGCGATCGTCCATTTTGTTTT